GAAAAAAGGAAAGAAGATTTCCGGTAAGGGCAAAAAGAAGAAGAAAGGCTTTTTCTCTAAGGTATTTGGGTCAAAGTAATGCCTAAATTTGGTAAAAGAAGTAAAGAGCGATTAAAGGGCGTTGATGCAAAGCTTGTCAATGTCCTAAATGAAGTCGTTAAGTATTTTGACATTACTATAATAGAAGGTCTTAGAAGTCAAGAACGTCAAAACCAATTAGTAGCCGAAGGACTTAGTAAGACAAAGTTTGGTAAGCACGTTCAAGGTAAAGCCGTTGATATTTCTCCATATCCGATAGATTGGGAAGCTAGGGATGACTTCCATTACCTAGGCGGGTTTGTACTCGCTACGGCCGCTTCTATGGGTGTTAAGATACGTTGGGGTGGAGATTGGAACGCTAGTTCTCTTTTTAAAGGTAAACGCACAACTAAAGATAATAAATTTGATGACCTTGTGCATTTTGAGTTATTGGAAGATTAATGCCTAAACGATATCTTACTATAAGAGATTGGTCTGGCGGTTCTAATAATAGAAGAGACCCTAGAGATATTGGAGATAATGAATCTGTTCTAATTCAAAACATGTCTATTGATGCCTTGGGTAAGATAAAGACTGCTGGTGGTTTATATGCTCATAGTAAAGATACTGATGGCTCTACTGATTTAAGTGAATATTTTGTAGAAAGAACAGCTACCCTAGTTGGAGCTGGAGGATATGGCTTATTTTATTTTGAGTCAGACCATAGTAGAGATAGTGATTATACTCTTACTGATACAAAGCATCCCGGTACAAGTAATGATTTAGCATTAGGTTCTTCTGTTGGCAATATAAAATTTAAATCAAGTTTAGTTGGTGGAGATGCTGAAACAATCGCTCCTGAGTACGACCCAGAATAATGCCACAACCAACAAAACAACATCTCCAATTAGTTGGAGGGGCCAATTCGACCAATAGTACTTTATATACAGGAACTCTTATTAAAACTGGAGATACTTTAAAGATAAGTGGTACTGGTAGTAACGATGGTATATTTACTGTAGTTGATGTTGTTAATACATTAAGTTCTGCTGATGCTGCTGGTACTACATTTACTGATAATACTTGTGATACAACCAATACAAGTACTTCTGTAACTCATGACGCTAATGCTCAAATCATAGCTGGATTATCTGTATCTGGAACTGGAGTGCCAGCTAGTACATATATTGCTTCTATAACAAATTCAACTACTTTTGTATTAAGTAAAGCAGCTACAGCAAGTAATAGTAATCAAACTTTTACCTTTGGAGACATGGATATTTATTATGTATTAAAAGGTAGAAGGATTACAGATGACGATTCTGGCGGAGACCCTCAAATAGAAGTTAGTAGAACTCCAGTTTTTGGCGATAAAATGATAGCTCTTGGAGATGTTGATAGTGAAGGTAATGTTGACATATGGTCTAGTAATGCAACATCTTCTTATAGCTCTAAAGATAATGGATGGACTATATCAGCTATTAGCCCAACTATTAAAGGAGATGATGCTAAATATATATATCATATGGCAGATGATTCTATTCGTGTATGCGATACAAATGATGAAAATAGTAGTATTGTAAAATGGTATGGATATATACAAAGAAATCAATTTAATGCAACAACAGGACTTGTATTTGCTGAATGGCAAGAACATCCTAATTCCTTAGCCCCTCCAAAGATTGTAGGTTCATTTACATATGCATTTGGAACAGATTCTACTGCTCATGATGGAACTTCAGCTGGTCATTATTATTTAATTCCAGCTAGTGGAGATTATAGAGGTGTTGCTGTTCATAAATATGCAGCAAATGATGCTTTACAAATGGGATTAAATTTAAGTGCTACTAGCACTGGTTTTAAATTTGAAAATTCTAGTGGAGATGATAAAACTGGTAGGGCTATTGTAGGTGAGGTTATATCCATAAAAGAAGCTAGTGGTGGAGTTGGAGACCTTGGAGACTATCCAAAAGAATTTATGTTTTGCAAAAGAGCTTATCATGAATCAGCAGGAACAGCTATATATCAAAGAGCATATGGTGGTAATCTTGATGGTACAGCTCCTTTTGATTTTGCTGATAATGAAACTCCAATAATAGAAAGAGGTACTGGTTGGAATCTTGGAATTACTGATGATGGTACACAAACTGGTACTTGGGAAGCGGGTACTTATGAATTTTATGAAACATTTATATATGATGGCAATCAAGAATCTTTACCTGTTCAAATAGGAGATGGAGCTTCTAGTGTTGATGCTTTTACATTAGATGTTACTCAGAGTAGCTCACTTCGAGTATCTATATATGCTGACTTAGCTTACAATGGAAGAATAACTGGTGGTAGAATTTATACAAGATTGGAAAATAGTGATGATGATTTAGTTATGTTAGCTGATATAGATATAGTAAAGGGTGTTAGAATGTCTCTTGATGGAGACCATAAGGCTTGGACTTATCAATCTGGTAAAGGTTATTATGTAGTTGCAGATGCAACTGGTAATTCAGTAAACCCAAATTTAGATACATATACTACTATAAATGGATTTAGTCCTGATATAAAGTTTTTAGGTATTGGTGGTATGAATGAAGGATATAAAGCTTCAGTTGTATCTGGTAGGCGTGTGTTTGTTGCTAATGTAAAATTAAAATCAAGCTCTGGAGAATTGGATAAATTTGGTGATAGAATAATGTATAGTGAAATAGGAAAGTTTGATACATTCTTAGAGCATAATTTTATAGATGTATCTAAGGGAGATTATGGAGAATATACAGCCTTAGAATCATTCGCTGATAGGTTATTAGCATTTAAACAAAACTTAGTTCATATAATTAATATATCTAGTCCTAGTGTTTCTAGTTGGCATCTTGAGGATACTTTTAAATATTATGGAGTTAAGTATCCATATAGTGTTACAAAAACAAAAACAGGAATAGCTTGGGCATCTGATGATGGTTGTTATTTCTATGATGGTAAAGAAGTAAAAAATCTTATAGATAAAAAGATTGCTGTTAGTGACTCATCATTTGCAACTAACGATGTTGATTGGAATAGTTGGTATCGTGGCTCTAATACAGTTAAAGATATAATGTTGGGATATGACCCAATAACTAATTCATTGATTATGATGAGAAGTCCTAATGATGGTTCAACTAATTCAAACCAATGTTTTATATATGATTTTGATAGTAATGGGTGGACATATAATACAAATCTATTTACAGATAGTTCATACTATACTAATTTTGTAACAGATATGAATAATAATTTAAGTGTTGGAATTTATGATGGTAGTAGTGATGTTGAGTTTAAAAAATTCTTACCAATACAATCATCTCAAGATAATCAAGAGTTTTATACAAAAGATATAGACTTTGGAGTTCCTGAACTAGCAAAGAAAGTATATAAAGTAACTGTTACATATAAATCAGATGGGGCTGAAACAACTCCATTTTCATATGCTATTGATGGTAAACAAGCTTTTTCAAGTGCTGGAGGTGGAACATTTACAGGGAATTTTGCAGATTCAAGTAGTAGGTGGGATGTTGCTACTCTAACTCCATCTTCTCCTATAGAATGTCAAAGTATACAAATAAAATTTGCTTCTCCTAGTGCTGGAAAATTTGAGATAAATGATATGTCAATTCAATATAGAATTTTAAGAAATAAAGTAGTATCGTAATGGCATTAACTGATAGAGATTTAAGAAATTTAATTAATACAAAACAAGATTCTGTTGAGTTTAGAGGAATACCATCTGTTAATGGAATGGTTGAGGGCCAAACAGCTATACAAAAAAAATCTAATAGTCAGTTAGCTATATATAGAAAGAAATTTGGAAAGCTTTGGAAATCTTATATGTCATCTGATGGCAATCAATATGTAGATAGAAATCTTAATGTTATTGGTAGAACAAAATCTAGGATAACTGCTAAAGATTTGGTATTTGATGAGGGCCCTGAATTGACAATAGATACTGGAAAGATAACAATTACACATTCTTTTCATACTGTTGATACTGAATCAGATGCGTCAAGTGATAATTTAGACCAAATAATTGGCGGGGAAAATGGTCAGATTTTAATTTTAAAACCAGCTAATGCTGGTAGAACTGTAGTAGTTAGAAGTGGTATAAGAAATATATATACATCAGGTGACACCAGTTTTTCAATGGATGATGGTCATGATACATCAGTTTTAATGAATCATGATTCAGATTGGTATTTAATATTATCAACATCAATAGCTGGAGCATAATATGATAAACAATAAAAAAATTAGCTGGTATTTTATTTTAACTAGCTTTATATTAAATTCGCAATATAATATTATTGCATTAAGAAAAGGAATATAATTATGGGATATATACCCGGATTAGCTGGTATGGGATTCGCTACAAATCTGCAAAGAGATGTAAGGGGTATCCAAGACGACCAACGTAAACAAGCCTTAAAAGCTCAAAAATGGGGTTCTAAAAGAGGATTGCTTGGAATGTTAGGAGGAAGGGCTCTTGATTTTGTTGGAAGTAAGGCTTTAACTGGAGTATTAGCTGGTGCTGGACTTGGCCCATTAGCTCCTCTTTTTGCTAAAGCAATTACAACTGGAACTGGCAATCTTCTTGGCTCATCTAAAATGCTTCATGGAAAAGGCCCCCGAGCTGAAGGGAAATCTGGTCAGAGAGATTTATTAGGTTCTGGATATGAAGCTATAGGAGACCTTAAAAGTTCATTAGATGAATCTATGAGAGGTCAAGCCTTAGGAGCGGCTGGTAGTGCTTTTACTGGCGAAGCTATGAAGCCATTACAAATGGAAATGCAATCATCAATTGGTAAAGGTTTGAAAGGAATGGGAATAAATGTTGGTGCGGCAGGGCCCGTTATTCCTGAGATGGCAGATACATCTGCTATGGATGAAGTACTAGGATTTCAAGAAGGTAATTATGTAGATGAATTACCTGAAATAAATATGGAAGATGTTTTAAAACAATCTTTGATGAGTAGAAGTATCATGCCTGATATGGAATTAAGAAGAGATTATAAAAGTACACCTGAGCAAAGAGCTGGTATAGAAAGAACTTCAGCTAATAGAGAAAGAATGCAAGGCATAATGCAAATGCTTGATATGGATAAATCACTTGGCTCATCTTCAGTAGATGATACACAAAGCGCTTATTTAAAAAGTTTATCTGGTTCGGATACTATGGGTAGACAAGCTCATAGATTTGCTTATGGAGATGCATCTACTACAACTGGCCCATCTGCAATAGATGATACAGAAAGTGCTTATTTAAAAAGTTTATCTGGTTCTGACGTTATGGGCAAACAAGCTACTAGATTCTCTGAAGCTCAAGATGTTTATGGTTCTCCTTCATTAGATGATTCTGAAAGTTCTTATTTAAAAAGTTTACAAGGTTCTAATAGATTAGGAGACTTAGCTAATTTAGAACAAATGAGACAAGGTATTGGCCAAGCGAGAGATGCATCTATGGATTATGGATGGTTAAAAGAACTATGGGGTACAGGTGCACAAGGTGGAATTAATCCTCAATATGCACAACAACAAAGAACTAAGTTAGGTATGCAAATGGGTGGTATGCCGGGAGTATCTAGCCCTATACCATATCAAGATGGTGGTGGTACTCCATCAAATCTTTCTAGGTATATTTCTCAAATGCAAGTAATGCCTGATATGGATATTAGGAGAAGTGAGCCATTATCTGACCTTGACTCTGGGTTAAAAAGATTAATGGAGTTGCAAAAAGTACTTCCTGATGTTTATGAGCAAATAACCTCCCCGGAAGTAGCCAAAGGAACG